ATCCCCATGACCTACCCCCTTGACTCTCTCAGCCCCTTGAGCGCGGCCCGCTCCATCGTCTGTATCCCGTCGAAAATATCTTGGCGTTCTGTCCTTGGCACTTCCCGGAGCCGAAGCACTATCGGGAGGGCGGTGTAATCAAGCCCGGTTGCGCCGCCGGGGCCGACCCGCCACTGGGTCAGCATGTCCATGAACACTGAAACAATTTGCACGTTGTCCGGGAAGATGCCGTCCGCCGCGTGGTATGTCTCGGACTCTTCAATAAGGTCGGCAGGGAGTCCAAGCCGTGACGCAGCATCGTCCGGCGAATTGCCGTTGCCGCAGCACAGGGCCACGGCAACGGCTTCTAGTTTTTTACACGCGACTCAAGGACCAGCTTATTGTAGGCGACGATGATTTCGCCAGCAGCCGCCGGGTAATTATCGAGGAAAATCTTCAGATTTCCAGGATTGTACTCGGCATCCATGCCCTTCCATCCGACGATAATGTCAGCGAGCATGACTTCATCGGCACTCGCCTCTTTGACCACTTCGCCGTCATCGTTGTACTCTGCCCGGTGCGCTTCAAAGAACTCGAACAGCGCCTTTTTGGGCATGTACTTGAACGTCAGCTTCATGGTCCCCGCCTCGGTCTGGCCGGGCACGGTAATCTTTACGTCAGCGTCGAAAGTGGGCTTCGGATTGAGCTTCAACATGGTGAATCCTTGGTTTCAGGGTTAAGATGCGTAATAGGTCGGGGTGCCGTTCATGGTGATGACGCACTGGGTCGTAACCTTGTCCTGCGCCTGGCCACCGGGGAGGCCCGTGAACCCGACATAACCGGCGAAGTAAATGACCTTGCCGCCGGAACCAAACTGGAACTTGAACACGCGGCGGTCCTGGTTGTCAGAGGCCAGCTTCATTGCGGACTGACCAGCGTTCGACACGTCCCACAGGTGCTCCATCGTGAAGCTGATGGCCGAAGGAAGTCCCGGCATCTGGCTTCTGGCGTTGTCGTGGATGGTTGTGGTGTCGATCATGTCGAATTCGCCACCGGACGCGCTGATGCTGGTCGCCGTCGAAATGCTGGTGCCCAGAGTGACCTTTGCTGCGGTGCCGCTGGTGAATGCGTCGAAGCTGGTGCTATTGATGCCTTCAAGCTGGAAGCTGTCCGTGGTCACGCCTGCGACACGGCAAGCCTTCTCGTTCAACTGTCTCATGCCCTGGACTTCCAGGTACACGATGTCCCCATTAGCGTAGCCGTGGGCCGTGCAAGAGACTACGGCGGTAGCGGCCTGAGAGATTGCGGTGATGGTCTTGGTGGCGGCAATGGCCGACTGCATCGATACGTTTACGTTTTTCCAAACTACTGCGTTTGCCATGGCTTATCGCTCCTTTGTGGAGAGCGCCGAGCCGTGGCAGGGTGGGCGGTGAAATTTTCAAGGGCAGGGACGAACCCGGACCTATTTTAAAATTGTGCGTATCAGCCCGACGATGTGCCGAAACACATCCGGGAACTTGCTCTTGATTTGCTCAAGCAGCCGAGCGTACTCGATAACCTGCTCTGATGGTGTGCTCATTGTTCTGCCCAAATCTTGAATTCGTTTATGACTTGGTAGTCCTTCACCACTTCGTTGTATTCACCGTCCATGGCTCCCAGATAGGAACTTACAAGGCTTGAGCTTGTAATCGCCCCCCTGATAGAGTTCGCCAGGGATTTGGCTTGCCCGTATGACTTTGCAAAGCAGTCTATTTGATAGCGTTGGTAGTCGAGCCCTTCCCCGGACAGCATCTCTGAGCCTGACGTAATCTGATAGAAGACGATGTACGGATGAACGATGGTTGCGGACGTGTTGGCTACGGGCCAGCATCCACCAGTAGCGAGAGGGGCAAGCAGGGACTGGAGAGTGCTTTCAGTCGTCACGCGCCACCTCCAAGTTTGCGAGCCAGAACCTCAATCTCACGGGACAGCCCATGGACGTTGGCCGGCTCGCCAATGATCTCGTATTCATCCCCGTTCCAAAGTATCCGCATGGCAGAAGTGACCCCGGCCAGGTAGCGGTGATTGATCCGCATTTCCGCCGTGGACTGAGCCGCCATGCTGGACATCATGTCTTTGCCGATGAGCGGGGCAACGGATGCCCTGACCGTGGCAAAGTCGGCCCATGTTTCAACCGGGCCACCGTACTCGTCTACGGTCTGGGTCTTGGCGCGGTAAGCGATGACGTGACGGAGTTTTCCGGCGCGAATCACTACATGCCCCCGAGGACCGTGTAAGGGTCCAGAAGCCCGTCCACGAAAGAGCGGTCCATGGGCAGCACGAGTCGGTTGTTGCTGACCATCGTCAGGGCCTCGCGGTGCTCGTAGAGGGTCGCCACGCGGATGAGTAGCCATTGTTTCAGCGCAGAGGGTATGCTCCCTGCCGGGAAGCCTGCCTCGTACCGCACGCGCACGGCGTTGGGCCTGTCGGCAGTCTCGGGCCAGTCCGAGCTGGGGACAACCCGGCCAACCAGGGATTCCGTGTCCACATAGTAGCCAGACTCGGGCATCGTCTGTTCTGCGCCGTCAACATCAAGATACTTGATGGACGTAACAGCCGTGACGGGAGAGGCCGGAAGGTCAATGCCGCTGACCGGGAATCGGTCAAGGACCACTTCCAGCGTCTTCGGCGCCCAGCTCCTGCCCGTCAGGGACTCGCCATGCTCCCGCGCCGCGCTGGCCATGATGGACAACAGCGCGTCGTCCTCATCGTGGCCGATGACGCAATGCGCCTTGACCTCGGAGAGGGTGACGGGCTCGACGGTAGGGGCGGTGACAACCTTGATCGGCATGGAGCGTTCCTTTCAAAAGCGGCCCCCACTTTCGCAGGGGCCGCGCGGTTACTTCTTCTTGGCCTTCACTTCAGGCTTGGGCGCTTCGTCTGCAGCCTCTTCTTCCTTCGCTTCGGGCTCGTTAACTTCGCGCCCCTTCATCTCCTCAGGCTCTTCAGCCTTGGGAGCCTCCACGGGGGCGGGCCGATCAATGATCCTGCCGATCCCCTCGCTTTCCAACATTTCGGCCCTGGAGTCGGATACGGACACGACCTCATTGGGCAGATACCCGTTCCAGCGGGTCAGCAATCTCACTTTCACGGCGACCTCCATGGTTGTTAGTCAGTGATGGCGGTCTTCTCGGAGCCGTAGCGAAGATCGGACAGCACATAGACTGCGCTGGTCACGTTCAGGGCATTCGACGCTGCGGTCTTGACCGTGATGCAGTCGAATCCGTTGGCTTGATCCAGCGAGGCCGCGTCGATCTCAAAGGCAATCAACTTGTGCTTCAGGGTCGCGCTCGTGGTGTAGTCCACGTCGTCAGTCTGCCGCACCCACCCGTCCGAGGTCGCAGCGTCAGCCACCAGGTAGATGGGTACTGCGTTGGTGATAAGCTTGGAGTCGGTGCCTGCGACGGCCTTCGCCTGTTCAATGGTGATGGCTACCGGGTCGGCGTGGCCCTGCGCGATATGCACAAGCACGGTCACGTGTCCGGCATTTTTCAGGCTTACATAGTCGCCGGCAATGGCCGCCCCCGCCTGGGGGGTGATGGCCTCGACGATCTTTACATTCTCAATCAGGTTCATGGCGTCCTCCTATTAGGCGCGGGCATCCAGGGTGACGAACGGGGAAAGCGTATTACTTCCGTTCAGCGGGGTGATGGGGGAATCGTGCATCGGCTGGCCGTTGCTCCTGGTGATGAACCGGAAGGCGGTTTCGTCATACAAGAAGCGGACGTGCATCGACTCGGCTTCCTCGACTCCACCCTTGCGGATCAACAGGTACTCGCTGAAGTCGCCAAGGACGATGTCCCACTTGTCGCCAACGGTCTTGCAGAACTCGATGGGCACGATCGGCTTACCAAGGAGAATCCCAAAAGGAGCGTTTGCAAACGAGCCGCCAGGAACAAAGATGGGCGTGGAGCCAATCTTCATGAGCGGGAGTTGCGGCAAACAGTCCTGATTCACGTACCAAGCGGCGCTGGCCATGTTGCCATGGAAACGGCCAAGCATCTTGACCACGTTTTCGGCCACGATGGTGTCAGCGGCCTGGCCGGATTCCTTGGCCACGGAAACGGGGATGCCGGAATTGAGAATGCCCAAGCACTGGCCAGCGCCGTTGCCCTGGAAGATTTCATAGTCCAGCTTGAACGCCAGTTCCTTGCGCAGTTCGCGCTTGACGTACTCGCTCATGGCTGCGGCATCGCGAAGCATGCGGTTCGTCACGTAGACAGTGCCGTACATGTCTTCCAGCCGCAGTTCACGCTCAACCAACTTGGCCTTGCCGCTGGACGCCATAAGGTCGGCTTCGCCCTTGCGGTAGACAGTCAGCCCGGAACGTGTGGTGCGATCGCGGTCCTTGACGGCCAGGTAGCTGAAGGAGTCGGAGTTCGGCCCAACGGTCTGCGGCGTGCAGCGGGATGCCAAAACGCCCGTCTCCATTGCTGTGGAAAGGAACCCAGCGGCCTTGTCGGTCTCCACCAAATACCCGCCGTCGGCATCGACGCCGGTGGACGCGCCGGAAGCGGCGTTCACGACCTGGGTGTAGCGCTCGCGGGCCTTGGGTGCGCCGCGCCCGTCAACGGTCATTTCCATCACATCCATGAGTTGCTCGCCCAAGTTTTTGTAGACCTTGGGCTGGTTGGTGATCTGGATGTCAGACGCCTGGGCGGCAACGGCCAGCGCGTCCTTGGGATCGGACAGCCCGTCCAGTTCCATGGCGGCCTGAATACGGGTTTCAATTCCTTTCGCCTCGGCAATCAGGACCTCGAAAGCCTTCTGATCGTCCTCGGTGAACTGTTCCTTGGCCTGGAGTTTGCGGGCTTCCTCGACCTTCGCGGCCTTCAGCTCCCGCAGCTTCTGAATGTCCATGCTTTTACCTCATGGGTTGGTTATGGTTGGTGCGGAGAGCCCGCTAAAGTCCTATCTCAGCCAGCATCAGAGCGCGTTCACGCCTGCCCTTTTCGGCTGCAACCTGCGCAGCCATGGCCGCCACATCGTCGGGCTCGGCATCTTTGCCAGCGTCGTCTGATTCTTCGGCCTCGAAAATTTTGTCCACAAAACCGTGTGTCAATGCTTCGGCAGCGGTGAACCACGTTTCCTTATCCATCCAATCACGCACCTGTTCTTCATCCTTCCCGGTCTTCTTGACGTAGGCCGCGACGATGGACGAATCCACCTTGTCCAGCAGGTCGGCGTAGTCGCGCAGTTCTTCGGCGCGCCCTGACGCCCATCCCCAAGCATTATGGATCATGAACATAGCACCGTCAGAAATCTCCACCTCGTTGGCGGCGATTGCAATGCCTGTGGCGGCGCTGGCGGCATATCCATCAACATGGGCGATGACGTTCGCTGGATGCTGCTTGATAGCTGTCCGCATGGCCTCGGCGTCGAACACGGAGCCGCCTGGGGAGTTGATGCGCAAATGGATGGTCTTGGCCTTGATCGCGGCGAAGGCCGGAACCCATTCTTTCGGGTCGATGCCCCACCAGCCACCAATGGCATCGTAAACATAGACCGTGGCTTCATCATTCGCTGCATCCATGACCGTGTCTGGGCTGATCTGCGCCGGTTTTCCAGCCTTCACGCGAGACACCGCCTCGCGCTCGGACCTGGCCAGCAGCTCGCGTGCGCTGATGCGCTCAAAATCATTCGGCATCGGGTGCCTCCTTTTTCTCGGGTGCCGTAGCTGGCACCGGGACGAAAAGTGCGTCGCCACCTTCAAGCGGCGGTAAATTTTCCAGTGCCCGGACCTCGTTGACAGTCATGAAGCCGGGGCTTTGAGTCCCGCCGACTGCCGCCTTGTAAAACTCTGAGCGGCCCTTGCTGTCGGCCCGCAAGAGGGCGTCGAGGTTGAACTTGCAGTAATGCTTGTATTTGGAAGTCGCTTTCCTGCGCAGAAGCTTCCGGTTCACTTCCTGCTCGTTACCCTTCAGGATGTCGCGCAATGTGAACTTCACAAATCCAAGGGTCTGCTCTTCAATGCCCGTGCCCCACGACGTGCTTTTCGAAGTATGCCCGACCATGTGAGGCGGTACGCCGTAGAAGCGGCAAATGTCTTCGACTTGGAAGTTTCTTGCGTCCACCAGCTGAGACTTTTCAGCGTCAAAATCGATGCGCTTGATCGTCGCGCCACCGGAAGAAACGAGCGGGAGGCGATGACGGCCGATGCCGGTACGGACCTTCTCGTAGTTCTCCAAGATGATTTTGAGTTGGTCTTCTTTGATCGTCCCGGGAAACTCCATGGCGATGTCGGCCGCGTTTCCCTGGGAGAAAAAACGCTCGTTGAACTCTTGGGCGGCACTCGCTAGGCCTATGGCTTCGCGGGCGCAATCAAGCGGGCTCCGGCCGGCCTTGCCGTCCCATCCGATGAATGGGTAATGAAGCACGTCTGACTGATCGAACTTGCGCTGCTCTCCCGTGGTCAGGGCCACGGTGTAGATCAGCCTCGTTTTATCAACGGACAGGTCAGGGGATACAGATGTCGGTTTAAGCAGAGCCACCCCAAGCGGAGCGCCAAGGGAAGACCGCTGAATGAGCCCGTACCCATTCCCGCGCATCAGTGCCCACCAGAGGTAGTTCTTCCAGAACGTGTTGGCGGTCATGAGCGGGTTCGGCTCATCGTGCAGCAAGTCGTAAACCGGGTGATCGTCGGCAAGTTCCGACGTGTTCCCGTTCTTCCTGTAGACTTCGAAGGGGAGGCTTGAAATCGTACCGGCCAGGAGCGACACGCACCGATAAACCACGCTGATACGCATGGCCGTCTGTTCGTTGACCACCATACCTGATGCCGTTGGCACTCCATAACCGCCATACAGCAGTTCAATGGCCTTTTCCTCGGCAATGGTGTCCTTATAGGCGTTTTCGGGCTTCTTATTCCCGGAAAACCAGCGAAATGGGTTCAAATTCATCAATTTCCGCCTATATATTTGGTCACGTCGATTAGCTCCGCAAACCCGTCATCAACTTCCGCCTTCGCCCTGGCCATGGCCATGACCGCCGCAACAATAGGGTCAATCTTGCTCTGCACATTCTGTTTGGCCGGGTAGTAGAGCTTGTTTCTCGATTCTTTCAAAACCACATTCCCGGCAGCCCATTGAAGTACAGGGTCGCCGTTATGAAATAACTTCCCTGCACAAATTTCCCCCTCGAATTCCTTCATAGGTTCCGAGAGGGCAGCGGCAGACTGTGTCATTTCGACAACGGGGCAGGAAACTTGTTCCCGGATGGACTGCATCAGGTATTCGGCTTCGCGGGGGTCATAGACCAACTCTTGCACCTCAACCATGTCGTAGATTTTCAGAAGGTCTTCCTCAAGGTAGGCGTAATCTGTGCGTGCCCCCGGCGTTCCGGTCAGCCACCCCTCCATCTGCCAGCGCTGATAATGCTCGTTGCCCTTCAAATCGATGGTATCTTGGGGCAGGTAGTATTTGCCGAATAGATACCAGGCGTCTTCATGGCGGATAAGTATCATCATGGCTGTAAGGTCGATTTTGGAAGCAAGGTCAATCCCTATCCACGCTTTGCAGCCCTCGAAGCGCTCAAGCTCAAGTCCCTCATCGGCGTTGCTGTTCCACTTCGCCATGTTGATCCAGCCGACGCCAGCGTTCACCCAGCAGTTGAGGTGCTTCGTCTTGACCGTGTTCTGCAGGGACGTGCGCTGGATAGCCTCTGCGAGCTTGCCGCGCAGATATTCTTCGGAGACGGAGACGCCGAAATTCGGGTTTGCCTTTTTCCAGACTTCAAATTCCGTCCAATCGTCGCTCTCATCAATGCCGTACATGAGCGCGAAGAATGACTCGTTCTCGAAGTCCCCGCCCACGACCTTGGCTGCGTAGTCGTCCAGTTCCTTGCACGGGCTGGACGTGTCGAAGCCGGATGTGGTTATGATGAACTGCAATGGCTCTTGGCGAGCGCCCATTCCGGTGTCCATGGAGTCAACCTGCTCGCTGGTCTTGTGCTCGTGGAATTCGTCATGGATGGCGCAGTGCGGGCTCTGGCCTTCGCCAGGCTTGCCGATCAGCTTCTTGAAGAACGAAAGACCCTCTTCGCGGAAGATGGAGCTTGCGGCGATTTGCAGGCCGAACGTCTGCTTGAATCCCCGCGCACGCTCGGCCATGGCCTTGGCGGGTCGAAAAACCTCGTCCGCCTGGGCTTCACTGGTCGCGCCGCAATACACTTCGGCCCCTGCTTCTGCCTCCACTGTCAGCATCAGGAGCCCGACAGGTGCGGCTATGCAGCTCTTACCGTTTTTACGTGGCACGCGGATATAAGCCCGACGAAAGCGCCGGAGCCCGTGGGCATTTTCCCAGCCAAACAAGTTGACGAAAATGAAGGATTGCCACGGCTCAAGGATGAGCGGTTGCCCCGCCCACTTGCCTTTGACGTGCGGCATCAGCTCAACAAACTCGCACGCCCGCTCTGCCCGGTCGCGGTTGAGTTTCCACTTCTTTGATTCGAGGTCAGACAGGTATCGTTGACAGGCAAGAACGGTCAGGCGGCAGGCTGGTATCTTCCCGGCCACCACGTCCTTGGCGTACTTCGTGGCCCGGCGACAATGCGGATGCGTGCGGCGCTTGCGGATCTCTCTCATTCAGCCTTTTCTTGTCTGCTCGCGCATCTTCCGCCTTCGGCTATGAAAACGTGCTTCAGGTTGCAGCACAGCTTGCCCTTATTCCTCAGGTTGTGAACGCACGCGGTTTCCTTGCACTGCAGATTGACCAGTTCGACATTCGCCACGACGTTCACTTCAAAAATGTCCTTCGCCATTATAGCCCTCCAAACCCTTGCTGTTTCGGTTCACCCTTCTTCTTCGCGCCAACGCGCCCGATGGAGGACGGCGTCAGCCCAAACTCTGCCAGGAGGCTTTGCAGATGCCGCATGGCCTCGTTGCGCATGGATACGGCAGGGTTCGGCCGCAGCAGTTCGCCCCCTGCCACCGTGGGCGCCAGGACGACTGCCCCGTGCTCATTGATAGCCGCGCTGTAGATGTCGATTTCCTCCATCCGCATGGCGGCCAGGGCCAGGGTCTCGGAGTAGGTGGCCGAGTCGAGCCCAAGCTCCGCGATGCGCCCCCGAAGCGTCTCGAAATGCTTCTGCGCGGCCTCGGACAGGCTCTCGGGCGCGACCATGGCCGCTTCATCCTGGCTGTCGGCGGTTTTGCCCCGGTGCTTGCGGAACGTGCCTTGCACGACCTTCAGCGTGTCGGGGAGCTTCTTTCTTCCTCTGGCCATTATTCGCCCCTTGCGGTCTTTTTCGAGTGGCAGGCGACACAAAGCGGCTGCCAATTATCCGTGTCCCAAAACTTTTCGCTGTCGCCACGGTGCGGGACGATGTGGTCCACGACCAGTGCGGGCTTTCCGCACGCTGCGCAGAGCGGATTCCGCCGTAAAAACGTGGCCCTAGCCTTGCGCCAAGTGGCGTTGTAGCCGCGCTCGTGGGCCGTTCCGCGCCTGTCGTCGGCGGTCTGTCTGCGCTTGGCCAGGTCGGCCTCCGCTTTTTGCTGCCCCCACTCGACATGGGCGGGGCAGTAGCCGGAAGCGTCCTGGGTCAGCCTTGAGCAGCCCGGCTTTCTGCATGGCTTATGCGGTCTTGGCGGCATGTTTGCGCCTCCGGTGGCGACAGTTTCTCTTTTCCTGGCACATTATCGCGCCGACTCGACAAGATGAGTATCCGAGCTTGCGTTGCATCCTCTTGCGTCGTCGGTGCATGTGCCTCCTAGTGATTCGGTTTTCCCGAATAAGTGCCGGGGCCTTTACCCAGACCCCGGCTGGCGTCGGGTTTTCTCGCCTGCAATGGGGAGAGATGCGAGTTATCAAATATCTTTTGACAACTGAAAAATTTGCCCCGCGTCCGGTATTATCAGACGAAACCCTTTCGGATCGACACACCGCAAAAGGTAGATGTTGGATCACCTCCTCTCGGATGCGGGGGCTGAAGTTCGCGACTCCGAAATTTATCCGCCTATCCCAACCATCAGCCCAAGCGCACGAACCACCTGTTCCGGCGGACAGCCCATGAGCAGGGCCGTCAACGCGACGGCGATTGCGCCGATGATGATAAGTTGTTTGTTGGTCAGCATCAGTAATTCACCCCCACTCCGAAGATTGCCCCGACGCGCACGCCAACATACCCGAACTGCTTTGTTATCCACCAGCTTGTGCGCCCTACGTCCTCGCGGAACTCCTTGTCTGCCCACGCCCGCTCTTCCTGGCTCTTTGCGTAGCGGCATCTGTAGTCATGGCGGCAGGACGCGATAGGGTGGTCATGGCGCGGGAACAGCCCTCGAAATATCCATGGCACGCTGGACCCGTCCCATTTGAAATTGAACGGCACTTCACCGTCCGTCCCGTCGAAATTCTTGCACGGCAGCGGGCCTGTCAGCGCACGCATCTGCGGTTCGCCGGGGACCGTTCGCATATAGATGATTGTGCCGGACGGGTTCACGGTTGTGCCCCCAATAGCAGCCGGATCACGTCCATCGTCTTGCTATCCGTGCGCTGCTTATCCAGGCCAATGAGCGTTGAGTTGCCGTCGCGTGAGTACGTCAGTCCGGATATGTCTTGAGAGCCGATGCGCGTGTAACTGGCCTGGTAGCCATCGGGCGTGGAGATGGATATGGTGGAGCATCCGGCCATGGCGATGCAGAGTAATACGATGGTGTTACGCATCACACACCACCTCCCAAGCCTCTCGGTAAAAATCATCCCAGGTATGCCGATGCGGTTTCCCCGGCCTCCACGCGGCAATGTACTGGTCCCACGCGCCGTCCGCATCATCCCGAGCAGGGAGAGCGCCGGGGAGCGTCCAGAGCAGCAGCCGGGCGAATCCGGCGGCCAGCACGTCATCACTCTCCAGGGCATGGTAAACGCTGGCCGTGGTTCCCGCATTGCCGCATCGCCAGCAGAGCGTTGCCGCATGGCCCTGCGTCAGTGGATGCCGGAGCACACCAGCCACACCGCCGCCGCGCTCAAACTGCCAGAGGCCGCGAGCCGGGCCATTGATCTGCTTGCGGTGCGTTAGCCTCGATTCCTGCATCCCGATAGCAAGGAGCATGGCCATGGCGCGGCGACTGGTCATCATGGGCGGAAGGATGCGCAGGGCGGGGTCGATGATGTTTGTCAGGGTCTCGCGCATCATCCCTTCCCCTCCAGCCTACTGATGCGGGATTCGTGATTGTCGATGCGCTTCCACGACTCGCCCATTTCGGACTTCGTGGCGAAATACTTTGCATTGTCGAGTTGGCAGGCATGTTGGCTCGTCTCAAAGCAGTCCATGCGCTTCTTGATGGCCCGTGTCTCTTCAAGCAGGAGCCTGACGGCGAGATAGAGGCCGCCGAGTATCAACGCCGTCTGCGGCGCTTGCTCCGCAAATTTTCCGAGCCATTCAATCACCTACTTCGCCTCCTCAATCTGCGCACTCGTCGCAACGCCGGGGAACACCGTCACTTTTGACGTGCCGATGGGGAGGGCGTGGGACTTGCATCGCATCACTCCGGCAAATCCACGGCCATCACGTCCTCGACAGTCTCGGCAGTCATGACCATGGCCTTGGCCGCAAAATATCCCAGGGTGACATGCTGGCCGATCATCGCTTTATCGTACTCGAGGACATCCATGATCGCCTCGGCTCCGCCGTAGCCCTCGACCATCTCCTGCACGTATGTGCGCAGCCGGGCGATGACTGCCGCGTCGGTAACGAGTCCCGCCTGAATCGCATGACAGAGCAGCACTGCGCGCAGAACGTCAGTGATCGTGTCCGGGTCGTCGCCGATCGCGATAGCCAGGGGTTTGCGCATTTTGATCTTCAAGTACCGGACGCGCGCGAGCTTCGCTTTTTCAAGCTCAGTCTCAGTGCCGTCCAGTAACCGGCCATAGGTCTGAAATTCGAATTCCTTCTCGGTCATGCGGCAAGCCTCCGTTTATGCGCCTCGGGCAGGCGCTGATACATTATGGCGTTTTGCCTGATGCACGCGCCCATCGCGTCCATGCTGGCCGTATGTTGGGCATGGGCGATGATCGACCACGCCACCTCGTCCTTGTCCCGCACGACCGCTCTCTTGAACTTGCGCCAGCTGTACTTGCGGATCAGCCGGTGCGACGCCCAGGTCCGGTAGCCGACAAAGTTCACGCCACGCCGAACCTTGACCAGCGACCAGTGCGAATATTCAAGCCCGAGATTTTCGCGCAAAAAGCCCTCGATCGCGGCCTTGGCCTCCAGGGCTTCTTCGCGCCCCAGTCCTATCAGCACCATATCGTCAACGTAGCGCACGTAATAGCGGACCCCCAGGTCGCGCTTGATGAAATGGTCGACCGGGCTCAGATAGGCGAGTGCATAAAGCTGCGACAACAGGTTCCCGATCGGGATGCCGCGAGGGCCGATGCCGGGCATAAAGAGATCCATCACCTGGAGCAGCCGATGGTCTTTGATTTTGCGCCGCAATAGAGCCGCAAGGACGGTGCGGTCGATGGAATAGAAGAACTTGCGCACATCCAGGTGCAGAACGTAGCTGTCCGGATCGCTGGCGCGCAGAGCCCTAAACGCGTAGTCGCTTGCCGCGTGAGTCCCAAGGCCGATCCTGCAGGCGCAAGACGTGTCCACGAACGATCTGTTCATGATAGGGTAGATCGCGCCATAAACACTATGCTGCACAACCACGTCGCGGAAGTCTGGCGCGTAGATCCTGCGAAGCTTCGGCGTCAGAACGTCAAACTCGCGGTATGGCCTGGGGAGATACGCCCCCGAGACAAGCTCTTCGTGCAGTGCCGAAATCTCGGCCCCCAGGTTGGCCGAAAAGCGCAGGCATGCTTTGGTCTTGCGCTTGGCATTGCGGGCTGCGAGATAGCCCTCGTAAAGGGCTTTTTCGCTGACCACCTGGTCGAATAGGCCTCCGATCCGTTTCATGAAAAAACCCCGCCCAGACGTTCGCGATTGCTACCAGAATTGGCGGGCCTGTATAATTCGGCCATACGGCCAGGACGACCAATCCCTGTGCTCCACTGTCCCGACGAAGGGTATGAGGAGGGAGCGCAGTCGCAGCGCAGCCCGACATTGTTGTTGGAGTTGTTCCGCGTGTTGTTCAGATTACGCGCGAACACGCCCGCGTTCGAGCCGTTGTTCCAGTTGCCGCCGGCGATCACGCACATTTTGTTGGTCGCCCTAAATTTCACCATTCGCCTTTTTCCTTAGCGCTCACGATCCACGCCCCGATCATCTTGCCCAGCTCGTCGATCAGCCTGCTGATGGCCATGTACCGATGCCCCTCAGTCTCTTCCGCTCCGGTCGCCAGCTGCTCGCCTGCGCCGAAGCGGAAGTAGCCGAGCTCGTAGGCCAGGTAGGTCAGCATGCGCAGCTGCTCGTGCATCACGTCGATCTGTGTCAGCGTCGTCTTCTTGTGATAGCGCCTGTAGCCTTCCGTGATCAGGTTGAAGAGCCCGTAGGCCGTATTCCTGATCTGGGTGCACAAGGCCTGCTTCTCGTGTTTCGGAAAATGGTTGAGGTAGATGTTCATGAGCTTCATCATCTCAACAAATTTGTGGGTAATCACCCCTTCCCGGCTGTGTTTCTTCATTGCTTTCTCAAGGTTGTGCTGTCGCACAACTATTCAGGATAACAGGCGCAGCGCAGCCCGACATTGTTGTTGGAGTTGTTCCGCGTGCTGGTCAGATTACGCGCGAACCCGCCCGCGCCCGCGCCGCCGCCCCAGTAGCCGCCGGCGCCCACGCACAGCTGGTCTCTGAAGTACTGGTAGATGTAATCCTTGCCGAAGATGTCGACGCCGGCCGCGGGAAGGCTTGCGACGTCTTTCGGGTGGCCGATGCCGGTCAGGATGTAGCCGAGTCCCGACGTATCGCTAGAGAGTGCGCCACTGCCGACGTAGCGCGTCATGGACGATCCGCCAGGTTCCGCAGCAAGTGGCAGCGCGATCTCGTCCATCATCGCAGCCACACCGGTTGCGCCCCAGTGGTCCGTCGCGAGGCTTGTTCCGGATGTAAAATCCCGCATCCGGGCCGCTTCTTTCGCGGCGTAGAAATTGCCGTAGCCGATCGACCCGCCCGAGACGTAGGCCGTGAACCCTGTCGAGTTCACGCCATCGAGGCTGATCGTATCCGGGTCGACCACGGTCACGGTGTACAGCCTGTCGTTGAGCTGGGTCATGCCGACGACAGATACAACCTGAATGATCCGGCCGGTGGTAAGTCCGTGGCCGGGGACCGTCAGCACGCACAGGCTCGCCTGTGTGGCCCCGGTGATACTCTTGATTGTGGCGATACATGTCATACCGATCGACACATCCCACATCAGTCCGTTCAGGTCTGCAA